GAGACCAAACAGTTCCCTTGTTAACACGCGCAAAATCTGTGTCATCTTTTTCTACTATAGTGATTTGATTTGAAGGCCCTCCTTCTGCCCCGGCGTTAACGCTAACGGACTCAACTGTAAATTGTTTGATTTGAGAGGCTCGAGTCTCATCAATCTCGGCTTGCGAAATGCCTTTAAAATTTGGATTGTCCTTATACCCCTGTCGCGCCTCTTTATCAAGCTTTTTAACTTTCTTAGATTCGCGAGGCACCAAAAGCGTCAGCTTTTGTCCAACCACATCTTCTGCCACACCTTCATCTAATGTTACAGTATCGCTGCCATGATCAACATCAATCAGCCTCCCACCGTAACGCTTTGCATTTTTTAGTTTGTCTTGAACCTTTATAACGTCTCCCGGTCTTAAATAAGAGGCTTCTGTTCCTGTGTTAAATTGAATTAGATCATTTTCAGTTTGATTAGTGAATAAAAACCATTTCCCAAGCCTGTGGGCCTGCGAGCGAGAAGTGCACCCCAAAGCTATAAGCTTTTTTTCTAAGTGGCCAAATTTTCGCAACCCCGCAGCGTCTTCAACATACTCTACTTTTGGCTTAAAACTGTCACGCTCATCATTATACCTAATAAGCACAGAGGTAAAACGCGTAGTTTTAGCTGTACCAGCATAATTGAAAAGACCCTCTCTTACATTGGCGTTTGTAAATAGTAAAACAGCCTCCCTAATCTGATCATTAGATACAAAAACAAAACCACTGTTCCAGTAAAGCATACCCCTAAAGACAGCCGCCAAATCGTTCAAAGCATTATAAGCGTCTTGCTCGCGATCTAGATAAACATTAGTAGTAAATCTCGGCTCTAGTAAAGGGCGTATTTTGGCGGACTCAACGCCTACTTTACCTTCAGTAATTCCCCTGAAAGCGGGCATTCCTGTTGTATATTTATTAATAAACTCATCCCCCTTAATTTTAGGAAGGCCATTTTGATCCGTCGTGCCTACAAGGTGATAATTTTGAACTATATAATTATGCAACCATGCGGTCGGGGAAAGGTTGGTGGGATTCTCATTTTGAAACTCCTCTCGCAACCATTCAGTTGTTACCCCTCCACTCTCTGCTGTATATTTCCTAAATACATATTCAGGAGAAAGTTCTCTCACTATATCAAAAATTAGCTTTTCTATCCCACTAGTGTTATCATATCTCGGGTTTGCTATCCGACGTCTAAACGCATAAGAAACGTCACTTCCATCGCTTTGCTTCAGCTTTAAAAAAGCCGCTGAGGCGTTATTAACAAAGCCTGCTTTTTGAAAAAAGGCGGCTCCTCTCTGGGCAACGCTGTCATCAATAGTGATTGTATATCCATTTGGGGATATGGTGAAATCCATAAGAGGAATCTCTGGCCTATATCCCGTCTCTACTAATTCATCGCAATATTTTCCTATCGAATACAAATTCCATTTATCTAATATTCCCTCCCCAAATCCATATTTTCCCAAACCATACCTTGGATTAGTTACCAAATCATAAAAAATCCATGCAGGATTGTTAGACCAATATTTATCTATAGAAAATTCTCCGGTCCAATTGCCTATATATTCTCGTGTCTCAGGATTGTAATTGGTAGGTAACTTAACTTTGCCTAGCTTCAGATCAAACGTTCTCTTCGGAACATTAGCAAAAGCCCGTGCGTCTACAATAGTCCCTATGATTGCAGAGTGGGGATAGGATAAATTTCTTGTTACAACTTCGCTAACATAACTCACACCACCCATGCGCCCTTGAAACACAACATAAGGCTCTCCTTCATTTGTTAGCGGCAACAGATTCATATTTACTATTGTTATCTGCCTATCCCTACCCCTCTCAAACAGAGGTAGTTTAAAAATATAAGAACGCACATACTGATCACTAGAGCTCCCAAAAATTGGCGCAAATATATATATCTGGGAACCCCCATCGTCTACCATCCTATCATCATCTGCGTATCCTATTTTTATGGCAAAATTAATGCTTGTATCAAAGGAATCCCCCTTTTTACTCCGAGCGGCAAGTACGCCCATCAGTCCCACCTCAATGTCGGTAACATTATCGTTGGTGATCGTATGGTTATACTTAACAGGAGCCAACTCAAACGCCCGGCTCATTGTTTCGGGCCACGCACCCTCTTTTGATGAATAATAAGAAGGCGAATTACTCATGACCCTTCTTCCGCCTAGACCGTGGCGTTTGTTTGGTTCCTGAGATTTGCCGTGCCAATCTAGCATATAAAATCTGCCTGTCACCCCCGGAGGGAGAGTTTGGGGTGATCCTCCCTGTTGAAAAGGGATCGTCTCATACTCTGCTCGGCGCGGCCGTTTTTCAGGATCCGAAGAGGGGCTGTTAGTTAACAGGTTTCCGTACCTATACGGAACAGGCTCACCCCATACCGCCAGATAGTTTGTAGGGTTAAGGTCCGGCAAAATAAGACCTACATTAAAAGTTTGCGAGGAGGCTCGAAGGGACAATGCGGGGTTGTCGCTATGAGCCAACATACCTTGATCTGCTGTGCCATATTTAATCTCTGCAAAAACGCGTGTATAATTTAATGTATTGCTATTTGTATTCTTCACAGGAACGTCGTTGAAATAAATTCCTCTAAATCCATTCTCATTTTTCTCCAAAGACTGTGTTGTATCACTGACTAGTTGAATTAGATTACCTCTTGCATCACAAAGACCCTCTATTTCCCCCTCGCTTATCAAATCGATAGACTTATAAACATCTACTGACTCTAAAATAGTATTTTCTGTGTCTACATTTGGTATAATATTTTCATCTATAAAATATTTGTCATTCCATGTTTTTACTTCAGGTGGAGTCTCAGTCGTCTCGCCGCCCGCTTCGTTTATTTGCTTTACCGGAGTCGCGTCTTCTGTCAAACGCACGTTGGTCCCAATAAGCTCCTCCTCCTCCAGCGGATAAATATAGAGAGGGGTAGCTGTGCTTATGTCTTCAGAGACCTGTTCTTTCTGTGTATCAGGAAAGGTGCGTTCAACCTCTGTGTCAGGATCAACTGCATCCACTGGTTTTATTGGTTGTTTTCCGGGTGGGTTTGGATTAGTGGGTATCTCGCTTATTGGCGGAAGCTTTGGCACTTTTACGGGTACCTCAGTGTTGTCGAGGGCCTTCTCAGCGTTGTCGAGGGCCTTCGCTGCTGCCTCCAAGGCAACTTCGTCTAATTGGAAACGTCCTTCTAATACGGGCACAACACATAATCTACCATTGACTATGCAATGCCAATGATTGCCTATACGCACAGGAGTTGTTTTATAATGAATCATTTTAACGTAAGGTGCTCATACGCGCACCAAAAGGTGATATTAGGTTAATGTTCCCCATACCATATAGCGTAGCGGTAGAATTCTTGGCCTCTTCATCGGTAAATTTTGTTTTATCCATGCTACTTATAGACGTTGAAATCACCTTGCTTCCAACGCGCATTCTACCATAACCAACAGGAACGACCTGTCCCTGACTTGACACATTTTCAGATGACCCGAAAAGAAAAGAAGTAGTGTTTACAGCCTGAGGGTCATCAGGTGCCAAAAGCTTGGCTATTAAAATACTAATACCCATAGAAATAATAGCAGTAATCAGGGTATCCAATATAAACACCATAGCCTCAAAAGCAAACCCTCTGGCAGCTTCACCCAAAACAGCTTTTGCGATTGCGCTAGCTATAGCTGTGGTCGCGCCCGCCAAAACAGGCAGGATATCTACATGTTTTCCACGGATATTAGTGAAAAGAAAATTTTTATTATCTACTAGTTCCCCGTCAACAAACATAGCGAATGAGTTTCCCCGATTTTTAAGAAGAAACGATCTGAGTTTATGGGTGTTATTTTCAATGGCATTGAAAAGCTCTACAAAATTTTTAACCTTCAAATCCCACTTTTTGCCTAATAGCTCGCCAAGCCACCCTTCTATTCGTATTGTAGTCATAATATTGCTCGCGTTACCATAGCGCCTCCTTCTTTCAAGCTTTCGCTCGTCGTAGCAAATTTAAGGTTCTTTCTAATAAAATCGTCATTAGACTTGTCCACACTAGTGAGAGACACAGAAATCGTTTTACTTCCGGTCATTAATCTCCCATAAGCTACAGGAACAGGGCCTCCTTGCTCAGTTACATTTTGAGGCCCCTTAAACACATAGCTGCTCGTAGACACGGCATCAGGGTCGTCTTTTCCCATAATAGACTCCATAAGCAAATGTATTCCATAAGAAATCAGAGCATACCCTCCAATGACAATTAACGCGGCAACTAACAGTTGCGCCCCTGCACTCCAACCCGCATAGGCCACCCAATACTTTGCCAAAAACGCCATCACAGCTTTAATTGCAGGCCAATAAACAATTGCTCCTGCTATAACTGGAATAATATGAACGCTTTTTTTAATTTTTTTATATAAAGAAGTGGTGTTTTCTAACGGCTTACCATCTACTAAAACTACATAATGATTTTGATGTTTTATAATGCGACCTAAAAAATTTCCCGTATTAGCATGAATAGCCCTCAAAGCGTCTGCTACCGTCCGGACTTTGAGCTGCCACTGCCTCTCTAACCCAGCTGCTATCTGACCTTCTAGAAATACGGTGACCACACTACATTATACACTTTTAAATTGAAAAATAAATCGTTTCTTCGCTCGCGGGGGTGTACAGCGAGAATTTTTTATCTCGCACAGAAAAGATCAAAAAATCGACAAGCGCATTGCGGGACATCTCCACATCCATTGAACTCGGCTCACAAGAGCCCTCCGGGTGCGAATGGAAACAAAAATCTAGCTTAAACTTGCCAAAAATATTAAAATAATCCAAAGGGTCTATCAAAAAGCCAGTTTTTTTATCAGGGGCTGTGTTTTTTAAAAAAAATAAACTGTTTTTTGCTCCTAACCCACATACTTCACTGTCATTTAACAAAGAAACCCGTGCTATAAGTTTTAAAAAATTTAATTTAATTCGAGTATCGATAAGCTTCAATTGATGGAAAACCCCCAAAAGGCAAACCGTGCCCATCTAGACCTTCAGCAAATTCCTCGTACCTAAGTCTGCAAGAAACCAAGGTTTTACCACATTGATCCTCTCGCCAATATTCGCTCTTGTAGCGAGGGTCTTGCGCTGCATAATGGTCCTTAATGCACACAAAAAACCTATCTAAAGAAATCCCCGGATTCACCGTCGAACTTTCTGGTTTCGTAAAAGCCGTAGGCATATCTGGCTTCACGCGCACCATATCCCCTACCACATAACCTAGTGTACCAACAACACCTGTAGCCAGTGTGCCCCCTGTAGTAGGAGTTCTTAAGCTTCCATATTTTACAATCCCTATAGCACCTCCATAATTGACGGTCGTACTGGCGAGAGAAGTTGCGTCCTTGACAGCTGTTGCGCTTAGTGCTATCAAGGAACCGTCACTAAATTTAACTGTTCTACCTCGTGATATTTCAGCTGTTATACCAACACTTCCAACCTCGTCGTTCACCACAGAATCATATGATAATATGCCAAAAATAGAATCAGCGCCACTACTAGCCGTTGTAGATACCTCTAATTTTCCTCCTCCAGTAAATGTTATTGTTTGCCCCTCATAAATTATCCTAGAAGTTGTAGGATCAAGTGCAATTTCTTGGATCTCATCACTTATAGCATAACCCCCCACATTATCAATCGTAACAGTGGTCCCAACATCAATCGATGTAGCTTCATCGGTAGCCGAACTACCCGTAATTACAGTAGTAAAACCACTATGATCATAATCATAAGCCCAATTAAGCCTACCGGTATCATAACCGCCAGCACCAACAAACTCTTTGTCATTCTCATCTGCCACAGTTATCCCTAGATTCCCCTCAAGAGTATTGCTATCCCTAGCAACACCTTCGGCTTGATAGGTTTCAGCGGTCACCGTCTGGGATATAGTCACCGTCATCTTAGCGGCACTGGTAAACCCTGTTATTACCCCAGCACTAGCAGTTCCTCCCGTAAAATTAAACGTCATGCCCACCATCCATGCTTCCCATGTTGTCCCCAGCCCCGTAACGGTTGTACCGCTTTGTGTTGCGGTTCCGGTAGCATATGACCGACTATCCGTCGCCTTCTTGTCCAAAAAATACCTTGAGCCCGCTTTAGATAAAACCACAGGCCCCTCCATAAGCGCTCTCTGTCCATACCGACACCCTAATCCTCTATAATGCCAAGGACAATAATTAGCAATCATAATACGAGCCGGAAGCTTAGCATTCTCCATCTCCAATGGCGAAACAAGCTCAAACTCAATAAGATATTTATTTTCAGTGACTTTTCTGTTGAATACATATATATCATCATCAAAGCGAGAACTTGGATCAGAGGTGGCAAACGGATTTATACCATCTGGAAAATTTTCTTCATCTATATATTTAAGAAAAATTCGTATCCTCTTAAACAAGCTGCCCACTAAGTCGTCTCTCCGCTTAATTAAATCTGTAATAACGCCTTTAGGATTAGCCACAGTCAGCTTCGGGCGTGGCAACTGCCCATCCCCCCTCGACTCAAAACCATCAACCTCAAAAGGTATAGCGAAGTATGTATGCGGAACCTTAATTGTTTGGCCGCCCTGTGTGTCGATTACTTCTGATAAAATAATATCTTTTTCAATTAATTTGCCTGCATGAAATCTTTTGATGCCATCCCTCCCTCCCAACTCTACTTCGTATAACTCTATAATTGTATCTGGCAGTAGATCGCTTATTGCTTTGTTGTGTGCTTGTGTTGACATTTTTATTTAAAATAAACGGGACCAGCAAAACCATTATCATCAAGCCCGTAAAGGTTGACTTTAGATCTAATTAGGTCTGCTCGGGTGTCCAGCTCTGTTGTTTTGATTTGTAAATACTTATTCATTAAATAGCCAGTAACGCAATTTCTTTCAGTCTCAGTTAAGATCCGGCTATATATTAAAATTTCTGCTATCGCTCCCTGAAAGCCAACTTGTTGACCGGCATCAATTTGGCTTGCCCCTATAATTGGCTCATCCATAAAATTGAAAGTCTTTCCCACGAAAATCTCCCTCCCCATCGAACTTCCTTCGTTTCGAGAGGTATAAACAAGGGAATCGTGTGTGCGCCTAGCTCTTAGATTATAAGACCATGCTCGGTACACCGGCAACTGATCAGCATTCTCAGACAAAGCCCAGTCTCTAAACTGAAACATATCCGTTCCCTTTAAACCCATAGTCTCCTGAACGAGATTCGTCTCTCGTCCATAATATTGAGACATATGCCTGCTATCAAGGTTAGAAAAGCGGGTAAAACCAGTTTTATACGTTGGGGCCGAATGCCCCCTGCCTCCCGCAAAAACAAGGCCACATATGGTTGACCCATTCCCGCCTTCCTTACAAACAAGATCCCATTTATCTGGGTAGAGCATATAAAAAATTTCAAAACCATCTATTAGGGAAGAAAGCTTAGTCCATCCTTTTGTGCCTTTTGTTATTGTGGTTGTTGCCGTTTCCCCTGAAGTATAAAGTTTACCTGTTAAAGTCACCTGTGATCCAGAAGCCGCGGCGGAACTGCTCAAAACAAATTTGCTTGATGTTGTAGTCTCGCTACCTTTCTCAAAATAAACCACCGTGCCGCTGGCTAACCCAACGCCCAAAGAAGCAACCTTCAAAGAAGTCGCCCCTGTTGTGGCATTTTCGTCTACTGTGATGTCGTTTGCTGTAGCGCCAACCAGCTTTAAATAATCTGCTGCATTAGCCGCAGTAGGATAAAAGTAAACATAATTTTTAGAATTAAAATATGTATCATTCAAAGGCGAAGGATTGCTCGCTGTTGCCGAAGGCTGGTTAGCCCCTCCAGCTTCAAAAAATATAGGGGTTGATCCAGCAGTGGTTTGCTCAAGGTAAACATTAGGATCGTTTTTAGATGTCCATTTTCCCACACCTGTGTTATTCGCAATGGCCCCAGCACTCACGTCTACAATATTAGAAGTATCTTGGGCATCAAACTGCGCCACCAACCCCTCTATATTCGAGGGATCAAAGAATCTAGGCCCAATAAACAACATCTTGTCTCGAAAATTTGTTGGTGTGTAATGAGCTGTGCCGCTATAATCGAGAATACGAATAGCCTTACCGGGTACCCCGCCAAGCCTTCCTGTTTGATTGCCTAGATCAAGAGTAAACGGATCCTGTGCGCCAATATCTCTCCATCCTATCTCCCCGATTTCCCCAAAAATACCACCACCTCCTCCACTGCTTTGAGATGTAATAACAATGCTATGTCTCCCCATCAGGCCCCCAGCGCCAACCTTTAGTAATGTTCCATTATTTTTGTCCTTTGGTTCAATTGTGATGGTAACATTTTCCCCCTCTGTTCCTTTTATGTCTGCTGATTTTCCACCTTTGGAAACAATCCCAACTTGGCTATTACTGAAACCTTGTCCGCCTCCTCCTATACCGCCAAGATGATTTCCCTGCAATCGACTCGCCTCCGTAATACTATATACTCCTGCCTTGAATACATTTGGTTGAAGCCCTAGTGAAAGATCTGTGATAAAAGACTCCTCTCCGGGGGACAATGAACTCCGGGTGCCCGCGCCTTTAAACATCGCGTCCGCATAAAAGCTCGAGTTAGGATCACGTCCAGTAGGTGTACGTCCGTAGTATTCCCCTCCGATTGTTAGTGCAAACGAACGACCTTCCGCCAGCCGATCACCAGCACCGCCCCCTCCTCCACCCCCTAAAATCTGAGCAGAATAATGTTTTTGGACCTCAAACTTAGCAATGTCTTTATGGGTAATACGAATAGCGTCACCGCCTCTTTTGCCTTCAGAAGGATCTATATATTTACCTACATAATATGCCATATCAGGAGACTCCGGATCAACAGCATTTGCCTTCTCTGTCGTAATAAAAGTATATCCTCCATCCCCTCCATCCCCCCCTTTACCCACAACAGCAGAACCCTCTTTCATGATGAGAAGAGTGGGAGTTTCTGCGATAGGTTTTTGAAGATTAGGATCAGCTCCGGGTCCGGCGTCTGCTGGGTTCACAACCCCTGTTAACAATTGATAACCATTTTCAATAGCACCTAA